GAGACTACCTCGTCAAGGGATTGTGAAAATGATTGATCTGCGGTTTGTTTCATTTTGTTTCTCCTGTTAAAAAGTTGTGTCTAACGTTAGACGGATTACCATGCCATCTCTTTGAGCAGTGCATCTACCTTGCTCTTGGTATCGTGACGTAAGTCGTCGTCCTCCCGTAGTGCATCGGGGGTAACTCCCATCAAGATGTTCTCTATGCGTAGACGTGCTTGCTTCATGCCCGCATCGCCTGTCACGTTGAACTTGTCCAATAACTTGCACATGTCCATGACGTTAGTAACTAGCGAATCTCGGAAGATTTGTTTCTTCTCGCCCGCTAGTCGCTCGCTCATGTTCTTGAGTGCCTCGTGCATACGTTCCCATGGTTCAGCCAACGCTTGTTGTAAGTTGTCCGCATATGCCTTGGCATAACTCATGTTAAGTTGTTGCTGTGCGTCATTACCAACATCAACTCGCCAGTCGCCTACCGAAGGTACGGGGGAATACTTGACTGAAAACCTATACTTCTCCAAGATCTCGTCCTTGCTCGGATAGTCCTCAATGTTGAACAAGCCACCCATACGACCCTGCGCCCTTGCCACCATGTTGTCGTAATCTAGCAAGAAGTTACCCACGAGAGTATTAAACTCTCCCTCCATCTCAGTGACCCGCTTCTGATAGTCAAAGTACATGGCAGTGGTTAACAACCTAAGACCTGAGTCCGACCATGGCATCGTGGCATAGTAGTGGTGCGTACGCACGTTCCCTGCATACTTGGCTATTGCCTCAAACTGCGGTTCGTCTGCAAACAACTTCTTGTGATAATTACCTGCCCGAGTCTGGGTATTCTTCTGCACGTCGATCTCGGCACTAACTTGTTTGTCAAACTTGCGCCCTGTCCATGTGCTGATGTTAAGTTCAACGAGCATGGCACTACTGCTGATACTAGGTACGCTACCCACGTCTACGTGGAATTCTTGGCTAACGTTAGACGCAACTTCTTGATTACCTGTTGTCATGTTTTTCTCCTGTTAAGTTAATGACATTTACTACACCTTATAACTCTTTATCACTATATATTATATTTTACTAAACTTTACTACTACTGTCCAGTTTTCAACCCACCCATGCGAGTACGTGGTATGACTAAGATGATTTTCTCCTCGTCCATGCTCTGCAAGGTTACGTCATGCTCTGTCCACCCGATCACGCAATAGGTTCTTTTGCCTATCCGCTTTATCTGTCCTGTATTCACGATCCCCCCTTATTTAAACAACCACAGCACAAACAAGATTGGCAAAGATAAACCCGCACCAATCCAAAATATGGTCATGAAGAAATCAGAGAAGAACTCGAGAAAGTGCCTGAAATCTGACTTGTGCTTCTCTACCGCACAGGCATACTCCCACCCCTTGAACGCTTCATTGACCGAGCGATATGTCCGCCCTGCTACATGATGTGGGTCTGCCGTATTACGATAAGTCTGCATGTCCACCCCTTCAACTACTACCCCTGTCTTAATGACGGGTTTGTCCGTTTTAGTCTTGTTCATATACAACTCCTTTCAATTTATCAATGGTTTGCTCTACAACATCTTTGCCGTATAACTGATTAATCATGATGAGACGTGATGACTTCCGAGGGTCAAGCATGAACTGCGCTTTGGTCTCCTCTGTACCCGCAACCGCTAGGATTGCCTCAAGCATGAATAGGGTATCTTCTCCTGACATGGTTTTCATTTGTTTTTCTCCTTTAGTTTTATATACACCTCGGCAAGCCGTAATAGTTCCTTCTTGTGCATCTTGCACCGCTTGTCCCACATAGCGTGTTCCTTTTTTACTAACTTTACGTATGCGTTTATGTCTTTTTTTACCTGTGCCAACGTCATTTGACTAACCCTCCTTTGTTGTTCAACCCGACTAGATCCGAGCGATCAAAGATCGCCACGTAATTGCTCTTGTGCATTGGCGCTATGGTGAACTTGCGTTCCTTGGCTACCTCCTCACCGCATGGCATACATATGGCATAACCCAACTTCATACGGGCTAGGTCATATGTTTCACCACACAACTTACAACGTGGTGTGTACGTTTTCATAGTAATTCTCCTGTTAAGATGTTAAGTCGTTAATATTGTGTCAAGTGGTAAATTCGTCTAACGTTAGACGCAAGGTTTGGAACTACTCCCTGCGCTACAACTTTTTTACCACTATATATATTTTAAGCGATATAGACCCCAAGGTCAAGGTTTTGACTATCAAAGATTATTAAACTTTATTAAAGAGTATAGTGTCTATAATGTCTTTATTTGTTCTTATATTGTTCCTTTGTAAGTTATTGATTTATAAGTATTGTTCCATATGAGTCTGTTGCCGAGGATTATGAAGCGACCTTGCAAAAAGTTTTAGAGCAGTCCCTTGCAGAAGAAATCCTACGTTTTAGAACTCACACTCTAAAATGAACGGAACAATAGGAACAATACAACTTTTTCCTTATAAATCAATAGGATCAATAGGAACAATAGGGCAGAACAATACAGAACATTACGGAACAATAGCAGGGTAAACACCTATGCAAATATGTCTTGACAAAAGCCAAAAATACTTTTAACCTGCTAGCAGGTTAAAACAAAAACAAAACAAATTTATCCCGTCGCTATCCGCTTCTCCTAGTCACTGGTCTCATCTCGTCTAACGTTAGACGCAAACATAGGAATAAGTTGTTAAGCCGAATTTACCGCACGGCGAACCGCACAACGATCCGCTTCTCCTAGTCACTGGCATCAATGGTTTTTTCAAAGTTGTGTTTTAGGTTAGACAAAATGAGGGCGAAAAAAAACCCCACCGAAGTGGGGTTAATTTATTACTTAAGAACCTTAAGAACTACTAAGCCTTTGAGAGCCTTAATATCCTCAAGCATGCCCGCATATCCTGACTTGTTTTCCTCAAGATACTTAATGGCTTGCTTAACGGCACGTTGAGCCAATATCGTTTTGCTTGCGGGTGCTGATTTGCCTACCTTATCACCATTCTCAATGCGACGGGTTAACTGAGCCTTGAGATTGTTATAAGCCTTACGAGCCATATCACGCAATACAATTTGTTGAGCCTCATCACTTTTTGCTAACGTTTTAGGATCAGCAAAAACCAATTTAGTGGCAACAGGATCATTCCAACCCTTAACGATACAGGTAAACACGTTATCCCTAAACGAGATACCTTGTTTATCCTCAGTCTCATTAAAAGCCACAAATTGAGATGGCTTAACCTTATTGGCAATCAGCACGTCAACCAATCGATCGCCCGCCTCGCTTGCTTGCTTAACTAAGCCTGACCATGTCTCTATGCTATTGATTACTTCAGTATTAAGAGCATAAGGGTTAGCGACTGGCTCAGTATTAGCAAGGGATTTGCTTACTTGAGTAATAGCAGATACAGCAGATTTAACTTGTTTCATTTTGATACCTTTCTAAATAATGTCGTAAGCAAAACGCCCCGAACCATTAACTAAATTTTAATACAATCTGATAGTGTTTGACAAGGGATAATATCGTCTAACGTTAGACGCAAAGCCGATTTTGCCTAGCGATTTAGCGACACCCCACCCCCCAAAAATCTGTTTAGGTACCATGCGCTGTATAGGTTTGCTATTTCAAACTCTCATAGCTCACTTTTTCAAATTGGCCCCCGGTACATTGCCTAAGTACCTAACGAAAAAAATATATACCACCCCCCATACAAGTTTTTCCTGGGCAGCAATCGGCGCCCTGTAGAAACACCCCCCGTCATGTTTTCTAAGTACCTAGCCTAAAAAATTTTTATATATAAAATTTTCGGTTTTTTATACATGTTGGGAAGTACTTACATAATTTTTTCGTTTTCCTATATACTTCGCCTATCTACATCAAATTCGGACAAGGACTTGATGCAACAAATGCACGTTGAGCCAGACTTGGCGATACCATTCCCGGAAGACAATCCGGTGCTAGCAAACTTCAGGGAAAGAGCTGAAGCGGCATGCCGCACGGCAGATTTATTGGAACTGGATGTCACTCCAACCGACGAAGACATGGCGGTGGCAGAGACTATTGTCTATGAAGTAGCTAAAAACGAAGACCAGATAAATACCAAGATCACGACCAAAAAGGCTTCGCAGATCAGACCTGCTACCTATTACGCAGTCAATGACATTCTGAAAGAGTTTTCCACAAAGGTTGTAGAGAACGCCACGCAGATTAGGCTATTGGTAACAAATAAGTTACTACTGGAGTCTGTCAATGAGGATCCCAAGATTCGTATCCGTGCCCTAGAGTTATTGGGTAAGATCACCGACGTAGGCTTATTTACTGAGAAGTCTGAGGTTACGATCAACCACCGGTCAAACCAAGAATTAATGGACTCCCTGCGCTCTAAAATACAGAAACTCATGCACCCACAAGGCATAGAAGACGCAAAAGCGGTTGAAGTCAATGGAGAAGCTATTGATGTGGGTAAAGAAATGGGTATAGAAGACACCCCAGAAGAAACTCAAGAAGTCCAAGAAGTCCAAAATACGCAACCCGAGACAACAAAAGATGACGACAGCGACCCTAAACCCTCTTGAAGAGCTAACTGACGCTGAACTGCAGTTCATGCTGGACAATTTGGACCAGTTTGATGAGCTAGACGCTGAAGAAACAGAGCTTGTTATTGATGAAATGGCTAGGCGCAAGGAAGCTAAGGCTGCTAGGCTTGATTTAATAGAGTTTTGCAAACTAATGCAGTCCGACTACAAAGTTGGTGAGCATCACCGCAGATTGGCAAACCTCCTTATGGAGATTGCTGAGGGTAAAAAGAACCGAATAGCGGTCAATATACCCCCACGGCACGGTAAATCCCAGCTTGTTTCTATCTATTTTCCTGCGTGGTTTCTTGGGAAATACCCCGATAAGAAGGTTTTGATGGTCTCCCACACGACCGATCTTGCTGTGGACTTTGGACGGAAAGTGAGGAACCTAATTGATACCCCCCTATATAAACAAATTTTTCCAACTGTCTCTTTGGCGCAAGATAACAAGTCTGCTGGGCGTTGGAATACTAATGCTGGTGGTGAGTATTTTGCTTGTGGTGTGGGTTCTGCCCTTGCTGGTCGTGGAGCTGATCTATTATTGGTGGACGACCCCCATAACGAGCAGGACATCAT